CTCAATCAGTAATGGGCTGGAATAGCAATAATAATGGTGTTCCGGTAGACAAGAAACTTGCCAATCTGCATTTTACGTTGGCCGCCGATATCCTATCACATATGACTTATGATTCAAATCCGAACCGTTTAGCTTTAAGAAAGCTTCGAGTTGACGAGGCGAATCTTATCTATAAGTACGTCGGTCTTCCGACAATGACGTTTAAGGATACTGCTATTCCGTCAGAGCTTTCCGCAAATGCTATGGAAAAGCGTGGATTGCTGGATCTGGTTAACGGCACTATCAAGGTTTACGAGAATAAGAATTCTACGCTTCCGTTGTCTGACGCCAATTTCAAGATTGTAAATAATGCTGAAAAGGGCGCTAATAAACTTTCAAACGTCACCATCAGAACTATCAAGTATATCTTGGCAAAGGCTGGCCTTCCTGGCGTCGTGATTACATCGGTGTATCGTTCACCAAAAGCGCAAGCTACCGCAATGTTCAATAACAGACAAAGTCATGACGGCGCAATTGCCGTGAACTATTCTGCAAAGGGACGTGATGTTGATCAGTGCTATACCGAGATATCAAAAAAGTATTACAACGGCCACAAGATTACTGATCCAAAGCATCAGCAGCTTGCACTGAATAACATGATAGCAAAGTGTCAAGAATATCTTGACAAGAATAATCCGGTGTCAAATCACGGATACGACCAAACAAAGATTCAAGCCGTCGACATGGGGCCAAAAAGTACACAAGCGTACTTTAGGCTGACTGACGCCCAAATGAGAAAGTTCAATACGGCTTGCTGGGATGCGTATCTAGAAGGTTACTTGAAGATATACCTTGGCCCAGAAGAATACGGCGGCCCTAAGGTTAAAGACCCAGCGTTCCATATCGAGGTATGGCAAGATAATAATCATAAGCATCCAGAAGGGTTTGGTTCTATTCCAGCGCCACCTAGCAAGGATTGTAAGGTGCTTGATGAAAATTTAAAGAACAAGAATACATGGGACTTGGCGTATGTCCATGACCAGACACTGGTATAGGAGAAATTATGGCAGCGATTTACAAGAAGACTAAACAAGAATTTGACCAGACCGTGTATGAGTATCTGGTGAAACGTCTCCGCGAACCAGTGGAACAGACAGACGCATTTGGATGCGGCCTGATTGACGAGCGAGGAGCAGAACGACCGGGAGCAAATCAAGAAAATGCTGCTTGGGCATATACTGACTTGGACAAGCTGATTTTCTTTATGAAGTCCGCGATGGGTTCTTCCGTTGATACACTTCCTAGTGTATTTGACTGGATTGATTCGCTTGCGATCATGAATAAGGCGGATCTGGTGAAGAATGTTCCGGTTTACCGAAAGGTGATTGGACTGGTGGAAGAGATTTCATACCTTCCGCCAGAGAACCGTGGCGTCGGAAAGATGCAGCCAGAAGCTGACGATGCAACATTGACCATGGAACAGCGACTCCAGAGAGCTTTCACTTGTGCTCAGTTCCTCTTGTATTGCATTATCAATGACGGTACTGTGCAGAGCGAAAACTTGATGGTGAATACGTTTGATCAAGAAGTATTGGCTGGAACAGAAGCGACGTTCAATATCCGTTCAGTAGGTACTTACAGCGATATCGTCAACTTTTTGAAGAAGGGCAAGGTTATTGACTATGCGTCAGTAAAGCCGGAAGGCTATGCGCTTGCGGTGCGTATTGCAAAGACATTGGTGACCGCCGATGAAACGATATTCAATAAAGATACATCTCTTATGCTGAATGATGCAAAGGCTTGGAGGACGCTGTCGACTTATGCCGGGTAAACCTAAAATGTTTAACGGCGTCCCGTGTTTTAAGGTGGATGCCGATGACTTTATGTACATAGCGGCATGCGCCACTATGAAGAAACGTCTACTGTCAAAGAACATTAAGAACGACGATTTACGAGCGTTCTATATAGCATCTCGATCGCCAAAGTTCACCGTGGACTATGATGGAGTAATTTTACAGTGGTAAAGGAAAACTTATGCTAGTAAAAAAGAACAAAGACGAAGAAAAAGATAATATAGCCACAAGGATCCTTAGCCATGTGAGAGACTATGGCCAAGCTAACGAACGTGGCGAAATATTCGACCGAATTTTTAACCGTGGTGACATTGTCCGCCAGATCCGTGCGTCACGCAACGTTGTCGGCCAAGGTGTCAACCAAATGCTATCTCCGGACGGTTCGTCTGTCGATGGATTTAGCATGTATATGCCAGCGCTCGGCATCAGTGGCACAAACAAGCTCGATCCGGACAAGGTACAGAACGCGATTGCCGAAAACCAAGCGCAACTTTATTGGAAGAAGAACCAAGAGCGTGCAAGAAAGTATGATACGGTAGCATCTCGTTCCGAAGTGAACGAATCCTTAATACAGATCTGTAACGAAGGTGTGTACAAAGATGATGTTGACGAAATCTGCTCTCTTGATATCGACCATGACGCCGCTATCGGTGATCCGGTGCGCAAGAAGCTTGGAAAAATTTTCCGTCAGACGGTTCTTCGCCGTATAATGAGATTCCATCAGGACGGTTGGGAGTACATGAAGTATCTCTTGACTCGTGGCCGTATATTCTTTGAAGTCCTATATGACCAAGAAACTGGTGAGATTGTCGGTGTGAACATGTTGCCGGAAGAACACATGATCATTGTCGTTCAAGACAACTTGATCATTGGTTATCGACAGATGCTTACTGGTACGATGGCTTCGCAGAACAACGGCAAGAACTATATCGACTTTTCTCCGAACCAGATTTTGTATGCATCCCTTGGTATGACTGGCCCCGGCGGCGTCAATGACCCACGTTCCATTCTGGAACCGGCGATGAAGCCGTATAACCAACTTAATACTATTGAAGACTCTGTTGTTATGTACCGTGTGCTTTGGGGTTCTGAAAAGCTTGTTCTAAAGGTTGACGTGTCTGGTATGACCAAGGCAACCGCAGAAAAGTTCATGAAAGACCAAGCAAAGATGTTCTCTCGTCGTCTCGATTACAACTCCATGACTGGTGAAGTGACCAACTTCGGTACGTCACCTGGCCTTACCGAACACTTCATCATCGGTGTGGGTAATGGTCGTACTGGTTCCAGCATTGAACGTATGCAAGGCGGTGCCGAGCTTGGAAATATCGATGACTTGAAGTTCTTCAAGCGCAACTTGGTCAACTCCTTGATGGTTCCTCCGGGACGTATCACCGCTTTGGCTGGCGACTCCCAGAATTACTCACAAGGTAAGATCGGTGAAGTCACTCAAGCCGAAGTCTCGTTCGCTCGCCTCGTGCAACGTTATCAGACTCCGTTCGAGACTATTCTTATTCGTCTGTTCGTGATGGTGCTGAATACTGACAACACGATTGACGACTCTATCAAGCTGCAAGAGTTCTATACCGTGCGCTTCCGCAAGTCCAATGGGTTCCAGAACTTCATCGACTCCGAAGTATGGACTACAAAGCTCGCAGTGTTTGACTCCATGATGAAGCACGTATCTTCAAAGGAAAATCCGAATGGTGCTCTTTCTAAGCAAGCTGCGCTTCGTTGGGGACTACGTCTTAATGATGAACAATATAATCTCAACAAGGCGTGGTGCAAGGAAGAGAAGGATGAAGAAACCGGCGAAGGTGGCGGCGACGAAGGTGGCGATAGCAGCGCACCAGATGCTGGCGGCGGAATGCCTCCGATGCCTGGAATGTAATTAAAAAGGTAGTCGTTCGACTACCTTTTTCTGTATATTTGCATTTCAATGTAGGTTTTTGGCACTTTTTTAATGGCGTTTTTTGATACCCCTAAACATTATATCAAGAAACGCCTATCAGAGTAGTACCGCTGGTGCTGCCGAGAAGGCACAACAGAAGGACTACTTATATGCAGACTCTTCAGAAAAAGAACCTCTCGAATAAGTGGCGCACCATTCTTGAATCCAACCTTGGTCGTCCGATTCGTACTCGTGCTGAAGCTAGCGTGATCGCTACGCTTCTTGAAAACCAGAACAAGGTAAACCGTGGCGCTATGCTCGAATCTGCCAACGTTTCCGCTGACGTTGCTCAGTATCAGCAATATGCATTGCCGATGATCCGCCGTCAGTTCCCGGAATTGTTGGCTATGCAGACGGTCACGGTCATTCCGACAACCACTCCGCAGGGTATCTACTTTGCTCTTCGTTACCTCTATGATAACGAACCGCTCAAGACCACTGCTTTCCGTCAGGGTCAGAAGCAAGAACTCGGCTACGACCTCGTAGCTGACCACACTGGCTTCGCTGGCACGTTCAACCCGTGGACGACTGGCATGGGCGAAATGCTTTCCAACTACATGGAAGGTACTGGTGTTAACGGTGCATCTGCTACTGGCAACACTTTCGATCCGAAGCAGCCGGGTCTCCTCTACAACAACTTTGGTGGCTCTTACCTCGCTGGCGATGACCAGTATGGTGAATACTCCTTCAACATCAAGAAGGCTTCCATCAAGGTGATCAGCGGTGCCATCCGTGTTGGTACACGCGCTATCAAGTCTCACTACACGATCGAATTGCAGCAAGACATGGCTGCAGCTCATGGTCAGGACGTTGAAGCCCTTCTCCTCGAAGGTCTCCAGTTCGAAATCCAGCAGAACATCGACCGTGAAATCCTCCAGGCTATGGTGCTTGTGGCTCAGACTCCGGCTCTCGGTGGTGAAGCTGCAATCCAGATGGACTTGGCTGATCCGAACCGCCTCAACGCTGGTATGGGTCGCTGGGCTGCTGAACGTATCGCTGGTGGTATCGTGAACACGATCATCGCTGTTTCTCGTAAGATCGCTCTTACGACTCGTATGGGCTGCGGTAACTTCGCAATCATCTCTCCGGATATTGCTGCTGCTGTCGCAACTCTCAATAACGGTATCTATACGCCGACTTACCTCCAGACTGATGCTGCTGTGCAGCCGAGCGGTGGTGTGGCCGACGCTGGTAGCCTCTTGAACGGCAACATCAAGCTGTATCAGGACATCTACGCTCAGGCTTCTTACGCCCTCATCGGTTACAAGGGCCCGCGCCAAGGTGAGTCTGGTATCATCATGATGCCATACATCCCTTATATATTCTGCAAGACTGCTGGTCAGGAAGACGGTTC